TTTAATGTGGGCAGTTATAAGTGACGACCCGACAGCGATGGAGAAAGTAAAACTTTTCTTTGAATACTTTTCAACATTGCCAACATGGTTTACTAGCCTGTGGATTTTAGTAGTCGGAAGTATTTTTGGTATCAAAGGAACTCAAATCTGGAGAAACGGTAAAAAGAAATAATGCCTCTCACTGGAGACAGCGTTGAATATAATATTTTAAAAAACGCTTGTAGCCATGTTAAAGGAAACATTATTTTAACCTGTGAAATTGGAGTCCATGAAGGCATGGGTTCTAAAATTATTCTAGACGCATTTAAAGATAAAAAAGATACCTTTCACTGGCATATTGGTATCGATCCTTACGGTAATCTTAAATATAGGCATTACGATAAAACCCTTATGGTTAATACCGAGGGAACTATAGTTGACGGAAAACCTCAAGCAGCAGGCACTCCCGTTCCTTTATCTTTCCGTTCAAATTATACTAATGAAATGAAAGCTAAAATGCTTCAAACACTCAATTATCCTAATTTTACGCTTTATCAACTTGAAGATACTGAATTTTTTAAACGTTTTGCAGACGGGGTTCCCGTGTATCATAGTGTTAAACAATTAATGACTAAATATGATTTAGTCTACTTTGACGGTCCCCATTGCACTACCGATATTTTAAATGAGGTTCAATTTTTTGCTACACGAGCTAGTGACCATTGTGTGCTTGTATTTGATGATTATCCCCGTTATAACACGAGTTTAATTTGGGATATATTAAAACATTATTATAATTATGGAGTTTTAGAACGAGGAAAAAACAAAATCGCTTTTCAAAAACATGCTTGATCCTTATACCGTCGCCCGCATTACTAAACGCATCAATGAGCAAATAAAGCTTATTAGAGACCACATTTGCCATGGTGTAGACACGGTCGACCAATTGCAGTATTCTAAAGGACGACTCAATGCATTAGAAGCATTGCTTCAGGACTTAAAAGACCTGCAAAAGGAGAATATTGATGGAGACGACGATAATCAAACCCAAAGGATTAGAAATCCCTAATCCACATAATTCTAAAAAGCAGCCAGTTCCTACAAGTCCAGAAGGAGTTAAGAGTTATCTTAGTATCCTTCCAAAACCTGTAGGTTATCGTATGCTAATTAGACCGTGGTCAGGTGAGAAAAAAACCAAAGGTGGAATTATTATCACCGAGGCTACCCGAGACACGATTGAAATGACAACGGTTGTTGGCTTAGTTATTATGATGGGAGATCTTTGTTATAAAGATGAAAAAAAATTTCCTTCTGGACCTTGGTGTAAAGAAGGACAATTTGTGATTTATGGTCAGTATGCGGGATCTCGATTCAAAACAAAATATGGAGAACACCGTATTTTAAATGATGATGAGATCATAGCAACAATTCGAAAGCCAGAAGATGTTCTTCACATATACTAAGGAGGAATGATGGCAGAAGAAGAAACAAAACCTCAGGTTGAATTAGACACAGACGATGCTAAAGAGCAAGACGTCGAAGTTAAAGAACCTGAAAAAAAAGAAGAACCTAAAGATAAAATCAATCTTAATGTAGGGGAAGTTGATTTAGGTTATACGGAACATATTGATAAGGATAAAGAAAAAGCTAAAATTCTTATTGAAGATGAACCTAAAGAAGAACCTCAAAAAACTAAACCCGTTAGAGAAGAAAAGAAGATTGATGATCTAGAACAAGTCTCCAAGACTGTTCAAAAACGCATTGATACGCTTACGCATCGTTATCGAGAAGCAGAACGAAGAGAACATGCAGCTCTTGATTTTGCGAAAGGCTTACAGAAAAAATATGATCATTCTTTAGATCAATATCGTGTTAGTGATGATAATTATCTAAAAGAATTTGATGCACGAGTAGATTCACAACGTGAACAAGTAAAGAATAAACTGAAAGAGGCGATTGAGGCTCAAAATTCGGATTTAATTATGAAGGCGAATGATGAGCTTACTCAGCTTGCTGTTGAAAAAGAAAAAGCAAGAATTCAAATGGCCGAAAAAGAGGTACAACTTAAGGAAGCAAAAGCCCAGCTTGATCAACCGGATCTTCCGCAAGGCGGAGAAAGTATGCCTCTACCAAGTGAAAAAGCAAAACAGTGGGCTCAAAAAAATACGTGGTTTGGCAATGACAAGGTCATGACTAACGCAGCCTGGACTCTACATGAAGATCTTGTAGGGAGAGGGGTTGATGTAGACGATGACAACTACTATAATGAAATTGATCGACAGATGAAAGGTTATTTTCCTGATCGATTTGTAGAAACTTCTACCGAAAAAGGGGAGCACCGAGCACCCGTCCAAATGGTTGCTTCAGCTGGTAGAAAACAACAAGGACGCAGAACCGTGAAGCTCACCAAGTCACAGGTTGCTATTTCAAAAAAATTAGGGGTGCCACTAGAAGAATACGCTAAATACGTGAAGGAGGAAGCATGAAGCAAGTGAAAAAGACCTCACGCGCGTCAGAGGAACGATCAAAAGAGAAACGTAATCAACCTTGGACGCCACCGAACAGTCTCGATGCGCCACCAGCGCCTAAAGGCTTTGTCCAAAGATGGATAAGAGTCGAGAGTATGGGTTTTATGGATTCAGCTAATGTATCCAAAAGACTTAGAGAAGGTTGGGTATTTTTAAGATCCGATACACTGAAAAGTGAAATTGGTGAAAATGAATATCCTAACATTCATGAAGGAAAATACGCTGGTCTGATTGGGGTTGGAGGCCTTGTGTTGGCAAGGATACCGGAAGAGATTGCACAATCGCGCTCTGATTATTTTAAAAGAATATCAGCCGATCAAATAACCGCGGTAGACAGTGATCTAATGAAGGAACAACGGCCGGGAATGCCTATCAATATAGATAGACAATCGCGGGTAACTTTTGGTGGCGGACGAAAACAATAATTTTTTTGTAATAGTCCATTACCGATATTTGTTTAACCAATAAGGAGACTAAGACATGGCTAATGTCGCGGAAAAGTTCGGACTGAAACCAGTTCGATCATTAGATGGAAGTGACTTTATTAATGCCCAAAACAGATATCGTATAGCAAGTTCGTATGGAACGGCAATTTTCCAAGGTGACCTGGTAACTCCAGTCACTGGTGGACACATTGAACGACATGCTGCAACTAGCAGTACGGCTGTGGTAGGCGTTTTTAACGGTTGCTTTTATACAGACCCGACAACATCGAAACCTACTTGGAAAAACTATTATCCTGGTTCAATTGCAGCGAGTGACATTACAGCATTCGTTATCGATTCACCAGATCAAGTTTACAAGATAGACTCAGATGGAGCATTTGCAGTCGCTGATATTTTTAAAAATTTCAACGTAACAAATGTAACGGGTAACACCGTAACCGGCACTTCGAAAGTTCAGTTAGACTATTCTAGCTCAGGTATTACAACTACTATAGCTCTTCAAGCTATCGACATCTCTCAAGATGTAGGTAACAATGAAGCAGGCGCGGTAAATGTAGACGTGTTAGTTAGAATTAATAACCACTTTTACAAGGCTGCTACGGCAGGCTTAGCATAATAGGAGCATAAAACATGGCAATATCAAGAGCACAGCTAGTTAAAGAACTAGAACCAGGTTTGAATGCACTATTCGGCCTGGAATACAATAGATACGACAATGAAGCAGCGTTAATTTTCGCTACAGAAACATCTGATCGTGCGTTTGAAGAAGAAGTTATGCTTTCAGGATTTGGAGCTGCGGCTACTAAATCTGAAGGAGCAGGCGTAACTTTCGACGATGCGAAAGAAGTTTACACAGCAAGATACACTAACGAGACAATCGCTCTCGCTTTTGCAATCACTGAGGAAGCTATCGAGGATAATCTGTACGACAGACTAGCGGCTAGATACACAAGAGCGTTGGCAAGATCAATGGCACATACTAAACAAGTTAAGGGTGCTACGGTTCTTAATAATGCTTTCACTTCGGGTACTGGAGGAGACGGTTCGTTTTTATGCGTAACCAATCACGCTCTAGGAACTGGAGGTACGTGGTCTAACGCGCTATCAACAGCGGCTGATTTGTCAGAAACATCACTTGAACAAGCACTGATAGACATTGCAGCGTTCGTAGACGAAAGAGGATTAAAAATAGCTCTTCAAGCACAAAGAATGATAATTCCAAAAGAATTACAATTCACTGCTGAAAGAATTTTGAGATCCCCTCAAAGAGTCGGAACAGCTGATAATGACATCAACGCAATTTATCAAACAGGAATGGTTCCACAAGGTTATCATGTGAACCACTTTTTGGCTGATACTGATGCGTGGTTCTTGATTACAGATGCACCTAACGGACTAAAACATTTCGTTAGAGCACCAATCAAGACAGCTATCGAAGGCGACTTCGACACTGGAAACGTGAGATTCAAAGCTAGAGAAAGATACACTTTTGGGTGGTCTGATCCTAGAGGAATCTTCGGAACTCCGGGAGCGGCGTAATTTAAGTAGATTTTTCAATAAAATCACATTAAGGGGCGGTCTAGTATCGCCCCTTTTTTTTGGGTATAATACAAGAACTATACAATTATTTAATGAATCTAGACGAGTATAGTCGACGGCCTAGAGACTAGATTCACAAACTAGGAGGATAATATGGCAACAACTACATTTTCGGGCCCAATAAAAGCGGGAACGATTAGACACACAACTGGGACTACTGTTGGAACAAACATTAAAAATGTCGGTTCTGTATTAATGTCTCAGTCTGCAGCGATTACACAATCTACAACTGCGGCTGCTTCAGGAATTGTTATTCCTGCAAACAGTCAAATTGTAGAATGTTATGTGTATGTCACAACTGCGTATGATAACTCAGCAACTTTAAGTATTGGAACTACTTCAACTTCAACTGAATTAGCAACAGCTGTTGCGGTGTCAACTATCAATACGATTAAATTAGCATCACAAGCGACAATTACTGATGCAGATGCGTGGGAAGATATTGGAAGTACAGATGTAAAAATCTTTACTGATTCTTCTGCTACAACTGCAGATGCTGGCGTTGCAACTTTGACTGTAACTTACATTCAAAATAACAATCTAGCGTAATAAAATAATGTGAGCTCCTTCGGGGGCTCACAACTAAGGAGATAAAATTATGGGATTTACAACAATTAAATCAACACAGCTAAGTGCCAGTGGTGCAGTAGTAGCAGGCTCAGCTAGAGTCAAAAGTATTTATGTCGCTCATAGTGGAACAGCTGGAACGGTTATTCTACGAGATGGAGGAGTTACTGGTACTATAAGATGTACTATTAATACTGCGGCAGCTGTTGGAGAATATCAAACCGAGATACCTGAACCTGGGATTCGTTGTGAAAGTTCATCGGGACCTTATATCGCCGTTACTGGCGGAGTAAGTTTCGTTACAGTTTTCTACGATTAATCAATCATCTATAGAGGAGGACAATGAGCAAGTGTAAAAACTGTCAATGCGAATGTCACTGCCGAACAGAAGAACACAGAGACGTATATGGTCCTTGTGTATGCAAAAACTGTGACTGCGAGGATGGGTGTGAATCATGTCAATAGATAATGATCAAGAGCGAGCTGAAGCTACTTCTTACGAAAATGAATCAGGACTAGCACGCACTGTGACTATTCCTCTACGAGAATATGATGAATTAAAGGCAGAACAGCATTTCATCAAAGATAAGGCTTTAATTGATATTGTAGATAATATAGAAAGACTTGTTAGAGCCTTAAGAAAACATATAATAAGGAAAGAATAAATGAATAAATTTTATTTAGTACTTGCTTTGCTATTCGCTTTAAGCGCCTGCTCGGTAGGCAAAAAATGTACCTATACACAAGAAGGAACTAAAATTTCCTCATGGGTATGGTTTCATAGCGAC